CTACACTAACCTATAGTTTTCCAATTATTTTATTCATCCTAGCTCTTTCTGGTTCGGCTACGAGAACTAATCTATGCGTCTCATGGTCTCCAACTAATCTATTTTCTAACAAATTAATTTCCTTAATGTCCATCATCTGGCCATCAGGAAGTTGAACCTGCACCCTTGCGTTACCGCTAACAGGGCTCATAAAAAACTTATCTAAAGCTTGTCTGAAGTGTCTTCCGTTTAACATTCTGATTTGCATTATACAAGAAATATTATATAATCGCAAGATTATGCCGGGACCAGCAAAGCAACTAACACCCAAACAAATGAAGTTTGCCCAACTTATAGTTTATGGAGTTGAAGGCACTCCTATTACCAAAACAGAAGCGGCTAGACTCGCAGGCTACACTGACTCTCTACATGAAGGAACACGACTAACCAACCCCCACAAAAACCCTCTAGTATGTGCTCACATCAGCAATTTAAGAGATGAAGTGAGGGAAAAATATGGCATCAGCTTTGAAAAACATTTAGAAGAACTCGGAAATATTAGAGATAGGGGCAAAAAAGACAATAGGAATCTAGCGGCTGCAGCCACTACTGAAATAGCTAGAGGTAAGGTGGCTGGATACTATATTGATCAAAAGATTATTAGACATGGGAAGATTGACGACCTCAATCTCGACCAACTGTATGAAAGAATGAAAACAATCAAACAGAAGAACGAGAAAGTAATAAAAGCTAAAAAACTTCTAGCTAAAGGACCAGCTTAGTCATCTTTAAGACACACCCTATTGGCATAATATTTCTGTCAGAAAAAACCTCATCATTAATGTCATAACTACTAAAGGTCCAAATAAACTTTTTAGTTTTTCTAAAAATATATGCGTGTGTAATCATGCGAGCACACTCAAACTTAATAAACTCCTGCGCACTGGCATGACCTGCATCCCCTGTGATGTCCATCCAATCAATTGTATAAAAATAATATTTCTTTTTATTAATTACTACATGTTTATATTTAGATTTCTTCTTCCTAGTCATACGTATGTATACCCTCCTCCTTATAAAATGAAAAATAAAAAGAGTGAATCATGTGCGCGCGTCCCTTAAGTTGTTGGTATTGCTAGCTTTTTAAACAATTGTATCTTTTGTATCCAATTGTATCCTACCAAAAGATA